CACGTCCACGGGTTTTGCATACGGTCGCATCGTTCAGGTCGAATCAAATGGTGATTTGACATCCACGTCGGGGTTCTCGATGACCGGAACCAATGACGACCCGGTCGCATTGGTTCGAATTTACGATTTCGACGCCGACGCCAACGAATACGTTGAGCGACGCCCGGAATTGAATGTTGTTCACCGATTTTCCACGTTGACCAAATACGACGACGAACAACGCGGTTCCGCCGCGATCGTTGAACGTCGCGCCGTGTCCGACATTGGAATCACCAACGAATCGCAACGAACCGTTCGCGGTTACGCGGCGTTGTTCAATTCGGAATCCGAGGATTTGGGCGGGTTCATTGAATTGATCAAACCCGGCGCATTTGACGAGGCCATGAACGACGACGTTCGCGCATTATTTAACCACGACCCGAACTACCTATTAGGCCGCACGACATCCGGAACATTGAAATTGTTCGTTGATGCCCGCGGTTTAGGTTATGAATACGATTCACCGGAAACCACATACGCAAACGATTTGTTGGAATTGATGCGCCGCGGCGACGTCACTCAATCATCGTTCGGGTTTACCGTGAAAAAAGACACCTGGATTCAGCGCGGAAACGTGATGTTCCGGTTTATTGAAAAGGTAGGTCGTTTGTACGACGTTAGTCCCGTGACCTACCCTGCCTATCCCGCCACGACCGTTGGAATCGCCAATCGGAATTCCATTCCGAACGATGATTTGCAACGGGAACCCATCGAGCAAAGCGCCGATGGAAACACCGAAACGCCAATCCAGGCGTTCCGGATTCGTTTAATCAAAACACAAAACTGAACAAAAATGAATAGTGTTCAATTGCGCGAAAAACGCGCAGCTCTTATCGAGCAAATGAACGGTTTGGTCGCAGCCGCCCAAGCCGAAGGTCGTTCTTTGAACGCCGAGGAAGGATCGAAATTCGATTCCATGGAAAATGACGCCAACGAATTGAAGGCGAATTTTGAGCGTGTTGAGCGTTCCGAGGCCATGCGGAAAGAAATCGCCGCCAAGCGTGAGGAGTCAAACGAGGAGCGCGCCGCAGCTGCAAAGCCAGAACAACGCGCCGTATTCGCTAAATTCTTGCGTCACGGTATCAATTCTTTGAACGCCGAGGAGCGCGCCGAAATGCGTGGCACGTCCACACAAATCGCCGGAACCGACTCATTGGGTGGATACCTGGTTCCCGAAGATTTCAGCAACGCATTGAGTGTTGCCATGAAATTTGCCGGACCCGTTGAACAATTGGCGCAGGTATTGAACACCACAAGTGGTGCGCCATTGCCTTACCCAACCGTTGATGATACATCCGTTGTTGGTGCGATTTTGGCCGAGGCCAGCGCCGACACCGTGTCCGACATGACGTTCGCAGCTTTGAATTTGGGCGCGTACACTTACACCTCCAAAATCGTGAAAGTATCACGCCAGTTGTTGCAAGACAACGCGTTTGACCTTGAAGCGTTTTTGGTTGACGCATTGGGCCAGCGCATCGCGCGTGGAACCAACGCCGCGTTCACCACGGGTGACGGTTCATCCAAGCCAACCGGCGTTGTGTACGGTTCCGCAGCGGGCAAAACTGCCGCCAGCGCCACCGCAATCACCGCGGCCGAATTGTTGGATTTGTTATACTCTGTTGATCCCGCGTACCGCAATTCACCCAATGCCGCGTTCATGATGAAAGATTCAACCCTTTCAGCGGTTCGCAAATTGGGCATCGGTTCCGCAAACGACTACCCGGTATTCATGCCAGGTATCGGCGTGGGTCAACCCGACACATTGTTCGGAAAACCCGTGTATGTGAACAACGACATGGCCGCAATCGCCACCGGAAACAAATCCGTTGTATTTGGTGATTTCAGCAAATACGTTGTGCGTGTTGCTGGTCCATTGCAATTCTTGCGCCAAGACGAATTGTACGCCGCATCATTGGTTGTTGGATTCACCGCGTTCAAGCGCGTTGACGCCGGATTGTTGCAATCCTCCGCAATCAAACATTTGGTTCAGGCCTAATGATTGAGGTTGAATTTTTGCAAACCATCGTGGGTGATGGGTTCGCGTATCGTTCAGGCGATACGCAATCCATCCCCACGGGGATTGCGAATGAATGGTTGGCATTGGGATATTGCCGGGCCATTGCGGTGAAACAAGTTGAAAAAAAGGAACGCGCAACGTACACGAAGCGCGAAAAACGATAGTCAATGTCCATCAAAATCATCACCCCCGCAGCAAGTGAACCGTTGTCGTTGTCCGACGTCAAGACGTTTTTGCGCGTTGATTCCAGCGCCGAAGATGCATTGATCACGGCGATGATTGTGGCGTCACGGCAATTGTGCGAACAATATATGCGGCGGATTTTGATGACCACGACAATCGAAGAATATTTCGACTATTTCCCGCCCTACAAATTCGGTCAATCGGACATCATCTATTTGTCCGCTGGACCCGTTCAATCCATCACGTCCGTGAAGTATTTGGACGGCGTTGGAACGGAAATCACCGTCAACGTCGCCAAATACCGAACGGACATTATTTCAGAACCCGCGCGCATCATTTCAACCGACGGTTGGTTCGATACGGAAGATACGATCAACGTGGTGACCGTTCGTTCGGTCGTTGGCTATTCGGCCGCGTCCGACGTCCCTGGACCCATTAAACAAGCCATGTTGTTAATCATTGCGGATATGTATGAAAAGCGCCAGGATTCAATAAAACAGTTACCAACGGCATCGGAATACCTGATGAAGCCATACCGCGTTTTCACGTTCTAAAAAATGGACATCAAAGATATTGGTCAATTGGACCGCCGCATCACGTTACGGACGCCCGTGGAAACCACGGACGCGTTCGGACAATTGGTGCGAGCATACGCCGACAACGGCCAAGTGTGGGCGGCGGTTCAATTTGCGCCGAGCGAAGAAGGTGAAGTTTCCGACCGATTGGAAGCGGTCAAAAATGTATCGTTCGTCATTCGTTACAACACGAATTTCAACGAAAAATGTCAAATCGTTTGGGACGGCCAAACGTTCGAAATTGAAAACGTTTTGCCCGTTGAGCGCAAACGTTGGATGTTAATCAAAACCCGTTTAATTTTTTAAGCCATGCCAGGAGTAAATGAATATTTGGTTCAAGAAGCCGAAAATTTAATGTTGGGCCAAAACGGCGCCGAATTCGTTTCCGACACCGCCGCACATGCGATCGTATCGTATGCCATCCAATTCGTTGAAGATTCCGTGATCGCGGCCATTGCGTCCGATTACACGGGAAACACATTGGTTGGTGAAACGTTTTTGGCGGGAAGTACGATTTTTGGCAATTTCACGTCGTTGACGTTGACGTCCGGCGCCGCCATCATGTACAAAGAAAAAGCGTAAACGGTGAACGCCAGGACCCACACCCGTACAAAAGCCAAATTGCCGCGAGGATTCAATTTGGAAATCACGGGCGTGGAAGCAACTTTGGCCGCCATGAAAGGGTTCGACGAAACGTTGCGTTTGAAGGTGATGAAGTCCGCAGGACGCCGCGCCGCCAAACCAATGGTTGATTCGTACCGCGAGGAAATAAGTAATTTCCAGGGCGACAAATTCACCGTGTACCGAAGCGGTTCGGTTTACGCCGAAATCCGCCCGGGTCAATTGCGTGATTCAATCGCGCCGATGTTTTTCAGGTCCAAGAAACGCGACATGATCATCACGGTGATTGGACCCCGTGTGAAGGGTTCATTTCGTGACCCGAACAAAGGTGGTTGGTTCGCGCATTTCATCAACTATGGATATTTGTCCGGCGGAAAATACATCGGCAAAAACTTGGGATTTGCCGACCGCGCCCGACAAAAGGCCGCGCCATCCGTGAACGCCGAATTCAAAGCGGCGTTTTTTCAGGAAGCGCAAAAATATATCAACCGTTTGGTCAAACGTCAATCCGCCGGGAAATGATAGGAAAAGTCATCAAATACAAATTTGACAACAACGCCACGTTGAACGGTTTGTTCGCCGGGCGGGTTTATCCATTCATTGCCGCACAAGGCGTTTTAACGGCGCCATACGCGGTGTACGAGGTTGTTCGTACCAATCCCAACGGAACGAAAGACAACGATTCCGAAATCGACGAAACGTTGGTTCGGATTACCGTTGTGTCAACAAAATACAGCGACATTCAAACCGCTGTTGAAGGTGTCCGGGCCACCTTTCCAAGAACGTCCGGCCCCGTGGCGGGTGTACAATATCAATCTTGTTCGTTCGACGATTTTCGTGACATCTATTCAGATAAGGACGAATTTTTCGGCGGGCAGATTGATTTAATTTTTCGGATTCCTAAATCTTGAAACCATGATTGAAGTGAAATTGATTGGCGATTGGGAAATCAAACGCGAACACGTTGTCAAAGCGGGTTCGTTGGTTGAGGTGACCCACGACATCGCCGCCCAATTGGTGAAAGCCAAATTGGTTGAACCCTTAAAAAAATAATAAGTCATGCCAGCATCAACAAATGTGATGAACGGAACCGACGTAATTGTCGCGATTTCGACCGATGGCGGAACGACCTACACCACCGTCGGAAAAGCAACGACCGCGTCGTTGCAAATGAACATGGAGGTTCGCGATGTGACCACCAAAGATTCCGCCGGATGGCGCGAATTGTTGGGCGGTCTGAAATCGTGGTCGTTGTCCGGTGAGGGAATGGTAACATACAATTTGACGTCCAAAGCTGGATTTTCCGATTTGTTCGGACACATTTCCAGCCGTACGAAATTGTATTTCCGTTTCGGATCCACAACCGCAAGTGAAAAACAATACAAAGGATATGGATATTTGACATCGTTGTCGCAGGACGGCGGAGTTGAGGACAACAATTCTTTTTCGTTTTCCATCGAGGGCGACGGTGCTTTGACCGAAGCGACCGCCGCGTAATTTGAACACCGGGTGTATGGCGAGGAATCGCCATACATTCACTAAATTTGCCACATGGTAGAAATCGTAAGCATCGACGGGAAAAATTATCCCGTCAAATTCGGATTCAACGCATTGCGTTTGTTCGGAAATGAAACCGGAAAATCGTTGGCCGAAATCATGACATTGTCAAACGACATCGGAATCAACGATGCCGTCGCGTTAATGTGGGCCGGACTGAAAGACGGCCACAGGGTTGAAAAGGTGGCGTTTATCATGACAATGGACGACGTGTCCGATTTGCTCGACGCGGACCCGTCCGCGTTGAACAAGGTGATGGAGGTGTTCGCCAAATCATTCAAGGCCCCGGAACCGGGAAACGACCAAACCCAACCGACGGCGACCCTTTAGATTGGGACGGAATTGAAGCCATCGCGTTGGGTGAAATGTCATTGACGCCCGCCGAATTTTATGAATTGACACCGCGCGAATTTTCCAACAAATCCGTTGGATATTTCGAACGCGTGGAACGTGATTTCAAAACATCGTGGGAACAAACACGGTGGTTGGCCGCAATGGTGATGACGCCACATTTGAAAAAAGCATTGAAGCCCAACGATTTGGCGACGTTTCCGTGGGAAAAAACCACGAAAAAAACGAAACAAAAACCGAAGCCCACGCGGTTCGAATTGATTAAATTGGCCGAAGATTTGGGCATTTTAACGCCCGAAATAAACGGTTGAAAATGGCGGGTTTAGGTTCAATCAATTTTCGTATCGGCGCGGATTTAAAGGAATTCCGTTCGGCGATGCAAAACATCGACAAGACGTTGGGCGGATTGTCGTCCAAATTCAACATGGTCGGTGGCGCCCTGGCGGGCGCATTTGCGGTTGGTTCAATCCAACAATTCGTCACGGAAACGTCAAAATTGGCGGGCCAGGTTGACGGCGTTCGCGCGGCGTTCAATCGAATGGCGCCCGACGGAATGTTGCAGGATTTACGCAAGGCCACACGCGGCACCGTGTCCGATTTGGAATTGATGCAGAATGCCGTGAAAGCGGGCAACTTTGGTATTCCATTGAAAGAAATGGGAACGTTGTTGGAATTCGCATCACGCCGAGCGCAGGAAACGGGCGAATCCGTTGATTACCTTGTTTCCTCCATCGTCACCGGTATCGGTCGGAAATCACCGATGATTCTTGACAACTTGGGAATTTCAACATCCCGGTTGAAAGCCGAATTCAAAGGCGCGGCCATCGAAGCCCAATCAATCGCCGACGTCACCGCCGCCGTTTCCAAGATCGCAAAAGAAGAAATGTCAAAAGCGGGAACGGCAACGATTACCGCCGCCGACGCCGCCGCGCAAGTGACGGCCAACATGACGAATTTACAAGCGGCCATCGGTGAACGGATGAACCAATCGATGGGTCCGTTTTTGTCCAATCTTGGCGAAATGGTTGGATTCTTTGCCGACCTGGTCGCCATTCCGATGTCGAAGAAATACGAGGATGAAGCGGCAGCCGTTGCTGGTTTGACCGTTGAATTGACGTCCGCCGGAACGACGTTGGAACGACGCCGCGACATCATCAATTATTTGAATTCAAAATATCCCGGTTACCTGGACAACATCGACGCGGAAAAATCATCGATGTCGGATTTGACCAACGCCACACGGAAGTTGAACGAACAAATGGTGAACCGCGTGATTGTTCAGCGCCACCAGGAAAAGATTGACGAACAAAACGAAAAGGTCGCCGACCGAGCGCAGGAATTAGCCGAAAAGAAAATCGAACTTTCGAAAGAAATCGCAAAGCGCGAACGCGAATTCAACATAGTTGCAAAAGAAGGTGCGACCATTCAGGAACGCGCCACCAAAGTAATTGAAGCGCAAAACAAGGCGTACAAAGATAAATTTGGAACCGATCAAGGCCAAAAGCGTGGCGGCATTGAAGCCAAAAAATTACTTGAAGATTTGGGATTCGCCGAACGAAAATTGGCCAAAGCGCAGGACGAAAGTAACAACATTTTCAAACAACGCGACGAAATTTTAAAGCAGCTCAACATTTCGTTGGACGATGCGGAAAAATTGACCAATCTTGGAACCGTCGCAACATCAAATTCAACGGACGCCACATCGGCATCAACCGAGGTCAAGAAAAAAGACATTGACGAATTGGGTCGTTCAGCCGATGCGATGAACGATTTGAGGTTGGCCACGGATGATTTTTTCAATAGCATTTTAGCGGAGGGTTCAATATCCGAGAAAATGGAAATTGACAATCTTGTTTTGTCATTGAAAGCCGCGGCCGCCGAAATGAAAAAAGTCAAAAACGAAATGGCGGCCGCCATTGGAATATACGACCTTGAACCAATTGTCGCGGGCCAAGATGCGTTCAACGAAGGTATTGAGGACACGGTTGAATTGATTGGCGGAAGGGTTTTCCCGGTGTTCAATTTCTTCGCCAAAAATATGGAAACGATGAACCATTTGATTGGTCAATTTGGTTCCATATTTTCAAATGCGTTTGAATCGGCGTTTGATTCGATGAACAAAAAAAGTGAAATCATTGATTATTTGAACGCCAATTATTCCGACTATTTGCAAAACGTCAATTTGGAAAAAATGTCAATTCAAGAATTGGCAAATGAAACCGAAAAATTGAATGACGAAACGTTGCGCGGAATGTTGATGGACGCCGAACGTTTGAAATTTTTCCCGACGTTGATGAAGGCGTTGGGCGACATGATCAAAAAATTGTTGGCCGCAGCATTGGCCGCCGCATTATTAGCCGCCGCAATCACCCTTGCGTTCGGCGGCAACTTTGCGAACATCGGAAAATTGTTCGGCGGCGCGAAGAATTTCGGCCAACTGTTCGGCGGAATGTTCGGCGAAATGTCCGGAATACCTGGATTGGCGGAGGGCGGAATTGTTACCGGGCCGACGTTGGCAATGGTTGGCGAAGGTCGCGGACCGGAGGCCGTCATTCCATTGGATCGTTTGCATGAATTCACCGGAGGCGGTGGTGGCGTCCAGGTTTACGGACGGATTCAAGGCGCCGACATTTTGTTATCATCCGAACGCGCCACACGCGTTCGTTCACGTTACCGCGGATTCTAAAATATGGCCATACGATTCACATCCGAATTCCGCACCGACACCGGGATTGACTACAAAATTGAAATTGACGATTCGTTGTTCAGCGGTTCGTCAACGTCGTTCCTGGTTGGAACCGAGGGGTTCACCCTGGAATATGCGGGTGAAACCGACGACATCGTTTCACCAATCATGTCGTCGAATGTTTCCATTCCATTCATGGTTCAAAGCGGTTTGCAACAAACGTTTTTTGAACAGTTAATCGGCGTCCAGGAATCGCGTTTTCGCGTGAAGATTTCACGATGGGTGTCGGGCGCATATCAAACGTATTGGGTTGGTTATTTGATGCAAGACATCGCCCAAATCGAAGACGCACCATTGCCGTACATTTACGAATTGCGGGCCGTGGATGGATTGGGACGGTTGGCGAACATTGATTACACATTCGTCAACGACGTATTTCAAAATTCGTTGGCATTGACCCGGTTGAACAAAGTTTTGTTCAATTGTTTGTCGTCCGTTGGGACAACCGATTTGTTCACGATCACGGACACGTTCATTGAAACGTGTGTGAATTGGTGGGAAAACAACATGGTGTATTCCGCCACGAAAGACGCCGCAAGCGAAATCGCCATCGACCGACGAATTTGGTCGTCCATCGATGGAACGGGCGCGGAAACGTACACGAAAATTATTGACGTGTTGCGTCAATTGTGCGTGACGTTCGGCGCCAGGGTGTACCAATCCAACGGACGATTCGTTTTCGAACAGTACGGCGAACGCGCGGCCGCCACACGCATCACGTCAAGATACGACCGCGCGGGTTCATACATCGCCACGGCGTCAAAATCCGACGACGTGACCATCAACCAAACGATTGGCGCGGCGCGGATGGCGGGAAATCAATTTGATTTTTTGCCCGCAATCAAACGTTGCGAAATTGAATTCAACCAACGGTTCGTTGGGTCGCGTATCGGTCAAATGTTGTTCACCTACAATCGTTCGTCACCTTTCCCAATTGGATTCATTTCCGCCGATTCAAACGCGGTTTTGGAAATTGTGTGTCCAATGATGCACTTCTATATAAAGAGAACGCCAAACACCCCAATCGCCGTTCCGTCGGGCGCCATCGTTCCGATTTTCAAAATGCAAATCAAAATCGAAGACGTCAACAACCCCGGCGTGTTTTATTATTACAAACGAGCGTTCAACGGTTACAATACCGCCACACCTTATTTGGCGCCATCCTGGTCAACAACCGCGGGTGATTATGAATTCGACATGGGAAATTTCACGTTCAGCGGAAACGGAACCGCTGGAATCGCCGCCCCGGTCACAATTCAAACGGACCAATTGCCCGTGTCGGGTGAATTAACTTTGCAGCTGAAACAACCAACGTTGCGATTTGTTGCGACGTCCGTCGTTTATGTATCGCCGCCGTTGTATATCGGATTACCAACGGGCGCGTCGATTGATTATGATTTTTTGGCGAATTTGAATTATGTTTCCAGCGGTCAATTGACCCCGGAAACAATCGTGTATCGCGCATCAAATGGCAACACCCGAATCGAATCAAATTTGGTGTTGTCGTTGGGTTCAACGTCCGTCGCGGATGGTCCGTTGCAAACGGGAAATTTGGCCGTTTGGAACGGTTCAATTTGGGGTGGTTCGGATTTGTGGCGAAAAGGTAATTCCGGGACATACAAAAAACTTTTGCAATTGTTGGTGACCGAGGCGTTGGGTTTACATGCCAAACCGATTCGCCGATACAATGGTTCATTCTATTCGTCCAACGATATTTCCCGACGATTTACATTTGATTTGTTTGATTGGTTGTTCATTGGCGGAACGTTTTCCGCCAACAACGAAAACATCGACGGTGAATTTTTCGCCATTGCCCGCGACGTTTCGCAAGTCGTTGACCTTGACAACGATTTCATCGGCGGCGATTTACAACCAATGGGCGTCAACCGAAGCGCTGGACCGAATTCGTTCGGCGGTGTGTTCACCGATGGCGCCGTCGCCGGGATGTTGGTTGATTCCGAAAACCACGCCGTCGGTCCATACGCCGAACCGTCGTTGGGTGTGGCCAGGATCACGGGAACCACAACCATTGATGGAACGACAAATTTCCTGGACCGCGCCACATTGGAATCCGCGTGGGCGTCGTCGATTAGTTATGTTGAATTGGACGACACGGATGATTATGTTGTGTTGGATTCGGACTACATGATTTTCGCCAATTGGGTGACGGGTGGAACAACGGGTTTGGCGACAATCACATTGCCACGCGCCGACGATAGCCAGGTCGGCCGAATGATTCGTGTGAAAACGGGCGGAACGATTTCCAATTCAAAAGCGATCAACGTTCGTGTCGACCCGGCCGACGCCGGAATCGTTGACATCGATGGCGGCGGTGAACAAGCGATGGACCGCGAATACGACGGAATCACCGTGATGTTGGTGAATTCACCCACCACCGGATACGAATGGTTGGTGATTCAACGAAAGTCAAAATAATGAAACCGAACGCGATTGAAATTCACACGATTGTTTCAAAATTTGTAAAAATTTAACGCCATGCCGTCACTTCGCAATTCATTGAACATCCGTTCCCGTGTTATGTGGGTTCGCGCATTTTTCAACAGTTACAAACGGCGTGTAATTGCGGCGGGTGGCGTCATTCAAAACGAACCGTGTGCCGTTCGTTCGCTTAACAATAATTTGTTGCGTTCGGCGTCATGGACATTGATTCCATCTGGAATTGAGGAAGATATAGTATTTGCCCAAAAGCCCACCAGCGGATTAGGCGATTTGACCTTTACGAGAGCATCTGATGCTACCTATACAGATAGTACAGGGGTGGTTAGAAGGAGTCCTTATAATTTGTTGACGTTCTCTGAAATGTTTTCGGATGGTGTTTACACAAAAGTCGCAACAACAATCACGGCAAACACTATTGTTGCACCAAATGGAACATTAACTGCCGATAAGCTTGTATCGACATCAGCCAGTTCTTCACACTCCGTTTATCAAAATTTAGGCAACATTGGAGACGTTAGAACAATAAGTTGCTTTGTTAAAAAAGCGGAATACAGGTACGTCAATTTACAATATGGAACGGCAGTAACAAGATTTGACTTTGATACACTAACTTTTTCTGGTGGAACAGGTAACTCATATATTGACGCAGGAGATGGGTGGTATCGCATATCATCTATTTTAACGGCAACGGTAAACGCAAGGGCCTCAATTGCAATACCCGACAATTCTGGCAATGTATCATACGTTGGAGACAATGTTAGTGGTACTTTTATTTGGGGCTTTCAAGCGGTTGAAGGCACTTCCGCCCTTGACTACTTCCCAACCACCAACAGACAAGACGTACCACGAATCGATTTCAGAAACGCAGACGGGACATTGAGTAGTTGTGGTCGTTTGTTGCTCGAACCCCAACGCACGAACAGAGTACTGTACTCGGAGCAGTTTGATAATGCGGCTTGGGTAAAAAGTGTCGCAACAGTAACGGCAAATACAACCATTTCTCCCGATGGAAATCAAAATGCAGATACAATTGCATTTACTGCAAGTGCAATTGCTTTTTGTCAGCAGATAGTAGCTGGAGCTTTTGAAAGTCAATCGCACACAGTTAGCGTTTACGCAAAGGTTGCGAGCGGCACGGCTACATTTAGATTAAAATGCACACACGGAGGTGTAACTGATTATTTTTCCAGCGATTTTACCGCTACAACTACCTGGCAGCGTTTTACATTTACCGCAACATTTGGAGCAACTATAGGAACTTCAATAGTTTGCGGAGTAATTAACGGAACAAATGCACTTGCTAAAAATGTAATTTTTTACGGGTTCCAAACCGAAGCCAACGCTTCCTACGCCACCACCTACATCCCAACAACAACGGCAGCGGTGACAAGGATTGCGGACGTGGCAAGTAAGACGGGCGTTTCTTCGCTTATTGGACAGACGGAGGGGACTTTGTTTGTAAACGTTGATAACAACGAATCTGAAACCGCTGTGTTTGTTTCTTTGTCTAATGCTTCCGCTTCGGTAAATAATCATATTTGGCTTGGGCAGGTGGGAACAAACATAGCTTTATTTGTCAGAAGTAGTGGTACTTATAGCATTTTAGCTTCGAGCATTACAAGCGCAACAGGAGTTAAAAAAATAGCTCTTGCTTATGGGGCTTCTTTTGCAAGATTATATGTAAATGGAACGCAAGTTTTTGACTCAACTGCCGCAGTAATTCCGAGCGGGATGGATAAAATTGAGGTCAACAACTTAAACACATCTATTGATGTTGGTCGGGTTTCATTAGCTCAAGCCGCCCTATTCCCCACCCGATTGACAAACGCCCAACTGGCAGAAATCACCACCTTGTAAAATGGAATACCGCAAATACGCTTGGCCTACCGAAGGCCAATTCATCACCGATATGCTTTCAGCAGGATTCGCAGAAATGAACGAAGGTGAGGTATCTTTTGTGAATTGTTCCGTACATCAAATAGGCATCGTTGGAAGTGACCTACGTTGGGCGGTTGATATCATCTGGGAAGCACCATCCAAGTTCAATCAATACGTTGTTTGGCCTACTCCAGGTAGTGCCGTTCATTGGTTTGCGGGATGGGAATCAGCATACGCACAAGAATACGAACAACACAACACACCAATTCAAGAATGAAAAACGAATCCGCACAACACATCGTCGCGACATGGTCCGTGACAACGGCATCGATTTTGATTGCCCAAGTTTCCCAAATCGTTGGATTGATCGCGATGGTCGCGTCCCTGGCTTATACCGTTTGGCGTTGGCGCCGGGACATCCTGAAAGACAAAAAATAATGCTCGAACGCATTTTCCGCAATTGGAAAACAACCACGATCGGATTGGTCGTGTTGGTGGTGTCGTTGGTTTTCGTTTGGTTCGAACGGGCCACGTTGACCGAGGTGTCAATTTTCCTCATGGGCGGATTCGCTTTCTTATTCACCAACGATCCAAAACCAACCAATGGCAAAGCCAACACCCCAAAACGCCAAACCCCAAAAGGCCGTTCGTAAACGTCCAGGGGTTCACGCGAAATCAAAAACGTCGACCAACAAGGGTTCGGCGAATTACGCCAAACCGAATCGCGGTCAAGGTTAAACAATCAATTCAAATGAATATGCGTAATGTTTTGATTTTCACGTCGTTGTTGTCGTTGTCTTCGTGTGGTTTATTCAAAAAAGCCGATCCGATTGTGATTGAAAAAATCGTGTTGAAATGGGACACGGTGTACACCGAACGAATCACGGTGGACACGTCATTCATCACCACGCCGAATGATACCATTTTTGTAACTGAAAACAAAATGACGGTTCGCGTCATTCGGAAATTTGACACGATTCGTGTTTCGGCGAAATACGCCGGCGACACAACGGCCGTGAAATCGGTTGTCCTGGAAACGACAAGACCTGAAAAGGTCAAACACGGAAACAGTTGGTCCGAATTGTTGGCGGGTTTGGCGGTTGTCGCCATCGTGGTCGTCGCGTTCAAAGTGTTTTTTGAAACGATTTTCGGCAACAAATAAATTTGCACGGCGGACATTGAACCGCCACACGTTCGCTGATGCCCTTTTTTTGACACGTCGTGAACTTTTGCGCCGCGTTGGTACATCCGTATCACCGCGGCGTTTTTCGTTCGTTAAAACGCGTTTAAATGCGTCGTAACAAATCCGCCGTGTTTTTTGTTACGTCGGGCGGTTCCTGGAATCGTTCGGCGTTGGGTTGTTGACAAACGGAATTCATTCGGCCAAAGGATGGGGTTGGTTGTTGGGTGGATAAGTGGATGTGGATGAAAAGGTATGGGACCCCCCATAGGGGGGCCCATCCATTCACATACACC